TGATCCGGCCCTAAGTCGATGTTGCGCTTCTCGTCCAACTTCTTGTGATACCAGCCAATCGCTTCCATGCCGCCGCTTGTTGTGGCTTCGTTTATCCACATCGACGGGAACACTCTGCGCAAGGCTTCGACCCGCATCATTGCGGCTCCCTTGCCTTGGTTCGGGACAACTTCCACGCTGTAGCCCGCAGCCTCAAACGCGCTGCGATAGGACACATCGAAAACCTTATCCTGCGTGTCGCCATCGTGCGGAAGCCAGATTTGCGCCTTCCCTGGCGTGTAACCACGTTCACGCAACCACTCAAGGTGGGCCGCGATGGGCTGGCCTTGCTTTTCGTAGTGGTCAACAACCCGGATTTCACGCCCTATGAACTGGCAGGCCCAGAACACAAAGTTGTCGGCCTTCGCCCCGGTGCCGCCAATGTCAGCGAACAGGCGAATGGTCATCAGCGGGTCAGCCGCAACCCTGCCGATTCGACCCTCTGCCTTGGCCTTCGTTATGTCTGCTGCAAAGTAAGCGCCAGACATGACAGTGACGTATTCGCCCTCCCAGATGTTTTGATACTGGTCGGGCTGCATGCGAAGGCAGTCTTGCCGCTCTTGTTCAAGTTCTTCCGTGAACCACGGGTTGTCACGCCAGTTCGCAGTAACAAGCGTGGTTCCTGTCGGCCGCTCAGCGCCGCAGAACATCTGCTCGATGGCGTCCCGCTTGTGGCGCGGGTTCCACGTAAAGATTAGCTGCGAACCCTTCGCCCGTATCGTGGGCCGCAGCATGTTGAGACTGTGATGCGTGGCTGTGTGGGCTTCTTCCCACCATGCACGCTTGAAGCCTTCCAGAGACTTGATGCTGTCGGCCGTGTAATCCTGCATCCCCTTGAAGATCATCAGACCATCGCCGGGTAGCTCGATTACGTCCTTGAAGACCTTGAACCCGTCCGCCTCTGTAATGCTGTGCGCGCTTAGCTTTGCCTCCATCAGCGCCTTGGATGACTGCATCAGGTCTTTCTGCACCTCACGAATGCAGATGACCCGCAACCCTTCTCCCGATTCGCCGGGCTCTGCCATTGCGTCTTCGGTCAGCAGTTCGGCCACAAAGTGAGACTTGCCGGAACCGCGCCCGCCTTTGATTGCCTTGTACCGTGAAGGCTCTAGAAGCGGGACAAAGACTCTAGCCGTTGGAAGATCGAGGATCGACAACGGTGCGCCTTACCTGCGTGATCTTGACCTCTCCGCCGTGGCTCAAGTCCAGCTTGTCACCGTACTTTTTCGGGGCCAGCTTCGACAAAAGCCACTTGCGCGAATCAATGCGAATCTGTGAACGTCTAGCCGCTTCGCCGTTGAACACCCACCCTGCGGGCTGCCCATCAGGCCCTAGCCGCTCCATCCAGTCGTTTTTGCCATCGTCGGCAATATCGAGAATGTCCTCGGCTATCGATTCAATGCCTGTTTCTTTCGCGCGTGCGTACTGGTCGCGGAAAGCGGGTTGCGCGTGAAGCCACCGCATGACAGTAGCTTTGTCGGGCATTCCCTCTGTGCGGCAAATCTCCCGCAGGCTTTCCCCGTTGCACAGACGCGCGCAGATGGCGTCGGCGGTTTGCTGGTTGAACATAGTTTCGACTCCCTTGCGGGTCGGTCGCCCAAAGAAAAAGCCACCCGGCTGGATGGCTCTTTAGACACCGCTGCCTGCGCAAGCAGACATTACAGCGGATGCCGTTTTAGATTGTGCCGCGATATTACACAACATTTGGCGCGCGTCAATAACAATCCACGCAAGTTGGTTGCGCGTTAGCCCCAGTTCCCGCTGGACCCGGCCAGGGCTCACCCAGGCGTAGCAGTAGAACCAGCCGATTGCATGCCGGTGTGCTTCAGGCAGTCGCACAAACGCCCGTTGCATGTCCAGCGCTGCAAGCTCGTCGCAGCGTTTTGCGGGTTCGCTGGCAACGTCGTTGCGCGCACGATACAGCCGGAACATCGGCATTGTCGTTGTCCCGCCCCTGCCGCTTCTGCACCACAGCGCCCAGTTTTCCAGCGCTTCGTGGGTGGCTTGTTGGTGTGGTGGTACTTCTGCTAGGTCTGTCATGCCGCCTTGCCCATCCTTTCGATTACTGCCCCAAGCAAATCCACTTCACTCATGCAAAGCTGGCTAAGCCATCCCTTATTGCCATGCACCCCACGCGGGCCTTGATGGCAGCCCCAGCACAGCGGCAACGTCAGAAAGTCGCATCTAGTAATGCGCCCCTCGCGTATGTGATGCACATTTGTGGGCGTTTCCTGCTCCAGCCCTAGCAGTTCGCAGCAGATGCACGGCATGGCAGCAATCCGGCCCATGTGTGCGCTGCCTGCCCTGGTTGCGGGTGTTGCGCGCTTCAATCGGGCATCTCCGACTCAAACACAATCTCGCACGCATAGACGCCAGGCCCACCGCTGCGCTGGCTGTATTGCCATTTGATGCCCGGGTTGTTGTCCTTGACCCCCAGCCACTCCGACACCTGATCGGCCACGGCCTTGAAGCTGCGCGGCAGGTTGTCGTGAGCATCCAGTTTGCGCGGGGCTATCCGCGTCAGGGTGACTGTCACGGGCAGCGATGGCGGGGCGTGTGGCCGCAGGGACCATGCAACGGTGTAGCGCTGGCTTTTGACTCTGGCCGCGCGCACGGACCAATGGCCGTGGCTGCCGTTGGACTCACTGGTCAGGCGCACCAAAACAGGCACGCACAGAATTTGCGCTGCACTCATTTATCGCCCTTTATCTGAGCTGGAATAACTGTTGGTGCTGGCTTGTCGTTGCGCTTCCACCATGCCGGTTTCCCGCACTTGCTGGCGACGTGGCCGCGTATGCCGCACCTTGGGC